GAGATTTCTGAGTTAACGAATAAAGGATAAACGAATTCTGTTTTCTCACCAATATGCTTCCACTTGATCTTAGATAAATTAGTAATGTCTCTTCCAGAAAATCCTATGATATTATCTTTAGAGTTAAAAATAGGAAATACATATCTATTTTTCATCTTACCCATTTTTGCGACCCCACCTTTAAAAGTTTTTAAAGTTTGGATATCAACGCCTCTTTTAATCCAGTAGTCTTGATCATCTTCTAACCTAGAGAGAACTTCTATATCAAATTTTTTAGAAGATTTTATTAATGGTTTTTTAACTTCCGTAGGGTTTTTGAATGCAAAATTTTTATCTTTAAGCCATTCTTTAGCTTTAGTTGTATCTTCCAATTTTAAAGTCATACCAACCAACGAACTGAAATCTCCACTAATATTTTCTTTAAAATCAAACCAATGCCCAGTATCTTTATAAATTTTTAATACAGTATCATTATCGCTATCTCTATAAAGAGGTCTAGCTCTATATTCTTTACCGCAATCTTTTAATTTATATCCCAAATCAGTTAGGATTTGGTAAACATTTACTTTATCCATTCTAACGCCTCACTTATTACAGGAAACTCTTTAATAAAGATTTTCTTGCATTTTTGTGCAATTAATCTGTGTTCTTTTTGAGTATTTTGCTCTGTTCTTAATTCAATATAATGAACCCAGCTTCTTAACGAACCTTTCATATACATTGTAGTTTGAGTTGTTAAAGGCAATATCATTCTTGCTACTTCTTTTGCGATTCCATTTTCAATCATTGTATCATAACAATGTTGAGAAAGCGATAAAGATTCTATAAGAAGCTCATTAACTTTATCGTATGCTTCAGTATTTGTTTTCATGAGAATTTCGCCTACTTGTCTGTTTTTATCTCCTTGCAATCGAAGCTCGATATCTTCAAATTCATTCGCAATACTATATCTTTGACTAAATTCTTGAAAACTAAATGATCTGTGTCTAAGAATTTGCGCTGCAATTCCTCTGCTAGTTTTAATTTCAACACACATATCAACGAGCTCGAATGGACTCCAATGTTTATGTTTAATTAAAAATTTTAATAACTTTGGAGCAGTTTCAGTATTCATTTGATTCGAAGGGTTACTGACTCTGGCGCAAAATGCAACTAAATCTTCTGCATTTTTAATTCCATTCATCTTAGGGTTTGTTACTGATATTAATTCTACATTCATAATAGTTCTCCATCATTTGCATTTGCATCATTTAATTCATATTGCTCTCTTTGTCTTTCAGCGACATCAATTAATGATCCTCTTTCTTCTATATTAAAATTTTGAACATTATAATTTAAATAATTCTGCGCCCATACTTCTTTTCCAGTGCAATCTAGTCTTCTCACTAAATCTTGATGCCCTGCTGCATCTTTACCTTGAAATCTAGTTTTTGTTGGTATCAGTTTATGAGTACCAAAGGCTTGGCCATCTAAACCAAGCTCATCTAGAGTTTTTCTTCTAAAGATCGCTACAAAAGAAGCGAACCATTGAAGTCTATCTGACAAAGAAATAACTGAACTGTCATCAATTACTTCTGCGCCTTTTCTGTTGAAACTTTCTCCAGTTCTATTCAATTGCATTGCGGTAATAACTGGGCATTGAATTTCTTCTGATATTCTTTTAAGTTTATCGATTTTATCTCCAATAGCTTGATGCTCTGCCCAGTTTTGACCAACCTTTTCTCCAGTTAATTTTATATAATCATAAGCAATCATAGCTTGATTTCCTCTACCGACCTTTGAAAGATACCATCTGCGGATAATAGAACAAATTTGATCGATATTTTTGTTGCCAACATGATAATGAAAGTATTCATATTTCTTTACCTTGCTCCAAGCTTCTCTTACTTTCTTTGTCATTTCTTCATTTTTACGCCAGTTACCAGTTTCAAGATACCAAACTGGTACTCCGCTCAAAGATGCTACCATTCTTAATTGAATATCCACGGTCTGCATCTCAGTATCTAAAATTAAAGTTTTTGTTTTGTTCTTTGGATTAATAGCAGTTTTAAAGCAAATATCATTAAGCCAAGTCGATTTTCCTTGGCCAGGTCTACTAGCTATAGCGTAAATATTGCCATTCTTTAAACCACCATACATTCTGTTAAATTCTGAATAGGGCGTAATAAGTCCAGTTTCATCTTTAGGAGAGTTGCCCCTTTCTTCAATAAGGTCTTCTACTCCTTCAAAGATATTAATTGGTACGTCGTTCTCTGAATAAGATGATATTTTTTTATTATATATGCCGTCTATCTTACCAATAATCTCGTCTAATGAATCTTCTGCATTTTTAGTCACATACTCTTTAAGATTATCTGCTGTTTGGCAAAGTTCTCTTCGAACTCTAAATTTAATCAATTCCTTGCAAGCTGTCATGGTAGCTTCTTCTGTGATCTGAGAAAAGGTTAAATTATCTATATAATCAAAAATATTAATTTCATCTTTAAAGGATATTCCTAAATTTTTTATCTTTTCTGCTAATAAGACTTTATCTACATTTTCACCCTTGTATTTGATATTCTTAAATACTGAATAAATAGTAGAATGAACATCATTAAAAAAGTCATTTTCTGATAAGAAAACATCAATATCAGCGAATAGATCTTGATATTTTAACAAACCACTAAGTACATGTCGTTCTACTTGTAGGGAGTAAATCATTCAATATATAATACCAAACTAAAAATCAAAAGTCAAGTTTTAACGTTCTTCGTCATTATCTTCTTCGTCTTGTTTTTCATTATTCCTACTAATTAAATCTGTAGTCGCTTCAAAATTTAATTGATCAACACTTTGGCCCCACGTATTTAAATAATATAAAAGAGCCATAGCATTTATTTGATTATCAAATTTTGTATATACTTGAGGTTCACCTTTTGATGAGAAATTAAACAAAATATATCCGCCATAACTGCACTCATCAATCTGTTTTAATAAAGATTCTGGAAAGTTAAATTTTTTCTTATTAGTCACCAGAAAGTTTTACACTTAAATAATAAGTACGCCACATTTTTCTTCTATATATTGTGGTGATAAATTTCTTAGGTCATTTTCATAGAGTTCTAGAAACTTAAAACCATTCGTTTCTAACCATCTTTCTTTTTTAACATCTCTTTTTATGCTTTGAAGATATTTTAATCTAGAATTATCATGAAAGAACTTATTAAAGCTCTCATGTTGATTACCTTGTATCTCAACTGCTATCTTTTTAGTTGCATTTAATAAATCTACTTTAAGCATACTTCCATAAACTGGAAACTCTTCGTATACAATATGATTTTTCCAGTAAGGATAGAAAAATTGCTTGAATCTAAATTGGAGTTTACTTCTACATTTTCCATCCCAATCTACAAGATAATTTCTTACGTTCTTATTAACGAGTTTGCCGTTAATATTTAATAATCTCATGACGCAAGAGTTTTAATAAATTTATTATAAAAATAATCTACGATTGGTTTATTTTCTTCTAGATAGACTCTTAGATTATCAATTCCTTGATGTTGTTTCTTTAGTTCTAAATTAGCATTTTTAAGTTCTTCGATAATGTCATCTGAGAAAGTAACCCATGCTCCTTTTGCGGTTGCAAATTCCCAAGAAAGAATTTGATCAATAACTTCATACTCTCTCCAAACTGATGAGCCATCTTTACGCCCATACTTGATTGGATATTGAACTTTAGAATTCGTAGATTCATTTGTGGACTTTTTAATTACAATTTTAACATTATGTCCAATAATTTTGTTCTTAACTGGATCATATTTATCATTTGGTTTTTCAAGAATAAGATCTTTATTAAACTTTGGTTCAAATTCGAGAATCCAATTAGCAAAATGCAACAACGCATTTCCGCCAGTAGCAGTCGTTTGACGAATATCTTTATTGGCAGCATAGGGGTCAAGTTTAATATCAGATCTCACTTGACTGATAAAGATAGCCATATGACCACGCTTAGAAAGTGCTAGCGAAATTTTCTTCATCAACATTGATGAGATAACTGCGCCTCCTGCAACCTTGGTGGCTTCTGTCATACTTTTTTGAGAATCA